ATACGTTCCTTTAACCCTAGAAGATTTGGACTACCTAGAATGTCGAACATTGTGTATGCCGCTTTGGTTGAACTCTGTGTAATGAATTTACGAGTAAGCTCGATCATTTCATCAGATACAGATTCTGTTACAGATGCAGTGGAAACTCCTTGAGCATACCCTGCTAACTTCTTAGCTGTTAGGGGGTCCCCTTTAGCCTCTTCAAACAACACTGCAAGGAACAGCTCTTGTTTTTCTGTCAATTTACGTTTAGTCATTGTACGCTCCTAACGAAACTTAGCTGTCTTCTTAGCCACCTTCTTAGGTTGCTTAACGAACTGCTTACCCTCGGAAGTACCTTTACGCTTAGCAGCTGTTGTGGCTGCGTATTCTTTCTTAGTGAGGGATTCTCTGGCTTTCTTGGGGAGATACCGTTCTCCGGTAGCCTTCTTACCTTGAGTGGAGTTCTTACCACTCTTAGTTCCCCAATCTTCCTTCGTCCACTTCTTAAGACTTTTTTGACTTTTTGATAGCGCCATCGAGTTTCACCTTTACAGTTTTACTCAGGTCCTTATAGTGAACTAATTTCTTAGAAGACTTAGACATAGATGCACCAGTCATAAGAGTACCATTTGAGTGTTTGTGGGTTTTACCTTTGTGGATAGTTCCATTAGTAAGATAGTGATCTACACCCTTCATTACTTATACCCTCCACCCTTAGCCTTGTACTGCTTAGCAACCATCTGGGCTTTACGAGCAGACCATTGACCTGCATTGCCACCCTTAGTGCCAGCCTTAACACTTGCTACGAGAGCTTTACGCATTGTAGGCTTAGTGTAGTTACCTGCTTTGTTTACAGTTGACTTCTTTACCATTTTGCTTTGTCCGCCCAGTATGCTGCTGACATCTTACCCTTAGAAATGTTCTTACCATGACGGGCCTTAAAGCTTTTACGCTTGGCCTTCATCTTGTCAGACTCACCTTCTTTAGGCTTACCAGCTGTACTCGCACCCTGCTCACCAAACCTAATAGTCTTTATTGTGCTGCCTTCTTTGGCTACTACAACGTGAGACTTCTTAGGGTGGCCAGGGGTACGCTTAGGTTTATTAAATCCAGCTACCCCTGCTCTAGCTAACCTGGGGTCTGGCTTACTTGCCACTTTTCTTCTGCATCGGCTTCATAGAAGCTCCGCAGTTGGCCTTAACCATTCCGCCCTTGTTATAGGACATAGGCTTAGACTTAGGGGCGTTAGGCATTTTAGCCTCTGTGTACTTTTTCATATCACTTCTTCCTAGATTGTGTGGGCTTCACAGAAGCTCCTACGTTTCCGTACTTCTTAGCATTAGTCTTACGAGAGAAGCTACGGTTGGTAGCCTTAGGCTTAGCAGTTAGGTTTCCCCTGCCATTAGACATAGGGTTACGATTCTTATGATCTACATCCTTACCATCGCCCTTACGGACAACACCCTCCTTCTCTAAGACCCGGCGAGCTGCCTTACGTGAGGCGTTCTCAGCTTTGTCTTTAGGGGTAGAGCGTATAGCAGCTTCACGTTTATAGTCTCTTTTGTATCCTGGGGAGCTGGGCATATGTTATTCCTTACATCTTCTGTAGACGATAAAGAAGCTACGTCCATTCCTAGGCACCCCAGGCAATTGCCACAGGGCTTCTTACTACTTACCCAACACTTCAAAAGGTCTGATTAAAGAGAGTGTGTAGCTTTGAAGACGCAATAGCAGACACTGCTTTGTTAGTAGGCTTGATAGCCTTCATAGCGTCTGGTAGTGTATCTACAAGGTAAGCCATAGACAGGCTTGTAATCTCTACAATATCAGTCTTGCCGTCTGCCATAGCTTTAGTGGCTACAGTGCCTACAGCGTCTTTGATACGAGTAATATGTGTCTGTTCAATATCCATGCCAGTCTTCTTACTTACTTGGGCAGCGGCATAAGTGGCTGCAATACCAAACAAGGCAACAACAACTTGAACGAGGGAATCTAGGAGGGCTAGGTCAGCAAACATTATTTATTCCTTAGGGGCTATAGTTACGAAGAATTCTACTATCGGATATTCAATCTTAGGGGGTACTAGCCACTGCAACCAAGTGCATCGTGGCCTCTCAGTAACATGGTAGGTTGAGTGTCCTGGGGGAAGACTAACTGGTGTCTCTACTCGTATAGTTTGTGACCATATACCTAGGTCTCCCATAGGTACAAGGCTCAACAAGTCCGAAGACTGGAGCGTCACAATTACACCCTCTGAAGTGGTTATGTATCTATCAAGTACGATAGGGCAAGACTTATTCACACTGCCTGTCCATTCGTAGAGGAGTGTATTACTTTCTACATAAGGGCTGGCTATAACTGAGTTATGTATATGGCTGGAGGTGCCTTGGTTATACGTGGCTATCGGAACAGCCAACCACCAAGAGGCTAGGAGGACTGAGATGATCACTGCTGCGCTATCTTTAATTACCATAACTTAATCCCTAATGCCTCTAGTATGTAAGGCATTATAGAAAGCAGCGCGGTAGCTACTGAGAAGTACAGGAGGAAACCTTTTCCCATGTCCCTATTCTTTGCCTTTTGTTTGATTTTGTTTTTGTAGTCGGTGAGGATTGTTTCAATAACCCTCTTCCTAGACTCATCACCTAAATGATACTGAGGATCAGACCGCCATTGTTCAATCTGGTCTACAGTATCAGCTAGTTCTTTGTTAGCTAGAATCATCTCTCTTATTTGTTCTTCTAGCTCTTCATGATTAGTCATTGGAGTCTCCCGACACTCTGCTTACATAAATCTATCCGTAAGCCTAGCACGGAGAATGTCACCAACCTTGACAGCACTGCTTGTAGCTGAGTCGCCTGGTAAGACCATAAAGTCCCACTTACTCCTCTGGCTAATGCCTAGGGTTTGTTGAATCTCTGCATGTGAGAGAGTGGACCACTTAGAAACTGGAATGTCAAATGTGTGACAATAATCTGCTGTACGCTTGAGCATGGCATCAATGCCTTCCCAAGTGAGCGGGTTAGAGCCCCACTTAACTGAAGGCCAACCTTGTGAGCCTGCCATACCTGCAACGGCTAGTCCGCCCCTGCCTGTGTTAGCATTACGTGAATGGGACACTCCCACTCCCCGTCGCCAGTTGTAGTTGGCTTGGTGCTCAATGCGAGCAGCTCCGTCATACTGATTACCCTCATGATCAAACACATCATTGTAATGCTTCAGATCAAAGGAGTTTGGTACGTTACGGCCAGCTGTCCAATGCCAGATAATGGAATGAATGCCGCTGTCGTTAAAGAGCTTGTGTTCTTTGTTGACACCCTTGAACTCCATAGCTGCTCTCGTAGCCTTGCGAGTGTTAGGCCCGCCTTGTCCGTCTACAGTTGTAGGAAACCCTAGGGAGCTAATACGTGCTTGTAAGTCTCGTGTAGTGTAACCCATTGAGTTCTCCTTAAGTAAACATTATTGCGCAGATACCAAAACCTGCTGCAAAAGTATTAAGTACAGTGAGGGTAAACCAAATCTTTGAAACTCTCATCATCTCTCCTGTTTTGTTCTTCTGGGTGCATCAACCTCCATGAGGTCGTTTTACGATGCTCTCCCCTCCCAGCCGAGGAACTTATTATTAATGGCGAATGCTTGAGCCTAGGCATCAGAGGCAAGCGCCGTATTTGTTTGAGTAGCAACTCATGAGGTGTGACAGTTCTTTGGGCGCACCCTATTATCTTGTGGGCCTGTTAGTACCATGCAATCACACCGCATCAATAGCTAGTAATATTGTAAACGACTTATTATTATTTAGTCATCTCTAATATTTCTAACCCCTTACTTATAAGTACTGCAGAAGTAGAACATTTGTCACACATTATTTTCATAAAAGTGAAATTAAATTTAAAAGTGTTTAAAAACAAGAACGAATGAAGGAAGAAGGAACGGTACTAAACGGGCCTATGAGTCGCTTCCTTACATTGAACGGGACCACTCCCATCCACACATTCGGACCTAAGCGTGGTGAGTTAGTGTGAGGTGTGTCATTTGTTAACCTGTATATATCAATGTGGTTAACAGACTCTATATTCTCTTTTTCTGGCAATGGGTATATATA